TGACGAGATTAAAGCGTTGCTTGAAGAACACAACGCAGCCCTTCCCGCTCCAGTGCCGCTTGGCGCGAGCCTGGAAGAAACGGCTCAAAGCTATATGGCTCTTCCTGCTGAGTTCCAGCGTATTGAAGAAGGCCAGAAGCAGACAGCAACGGCAATGAAGGCATGCATTAAAGAGTACAACGTCACCCTGCCCGTGCCGGTTAAAACCAGCGGCAGCCGTGATGCGTTACTTGAGCAATTAGCAGTCATCAATCCAGACCTGGTGGCGCAAGAAGCGCAGAAACCGACGCCGCTGAAAGTGTCCGGTACCAAAGCAGACATGATCCAGGCAGTTAAATCAGTTAAGCCCGATGCCGTGTTCGCAGACGAGCTGCTGGATGCCTGGCGCGACAACCCTGGCGAAAAGATTTTGGTTACCCGCCAGCAGTTGGCCACAGCGCGAGCAATTCAGTCTGCACTCCTGGCGCACCCGACCGCCGGCATGCTGCTGACACATCCAAGCCGCGCCGTTGAAGTGAGCTACTTCGGTTTTGACGACGAAACAGGTTTAGAAGTACGTGTACGTCCGGACCTTGAAATTGAACTGGACGGCGTGCGCATCGGTGCGGACCTGAAAACCATCAGCATGTGGAACGTGAAGCAAGAAAGCCTACGCGCCAGGCTGCACCGGGAAATCATTGACCGAGACTACCACCTCAGTGCGGCTATGTATTGCGAGACCGCGGCGCTGGACCAGTTCTTCTGGATTTTCATCAACAAAGACGAGAACTACCACTGGATCGCCATCATTGAGGCGTCAACCGAACTGCTGGAACTGGGCATGCTCGAGTACCGCAAAACGATGCGCGCCATTGCCACAGGTTTCGACACGGGCGAATGGCCAGCGCCGATCACTACCGATTACACCGATGAACTGAACGACTTCGACCTGCGCCGCCTCGAAGCGCTGCGCGCTCAGGCTTAAGGGGGATTTATGCATAACACTAACGTTACCGTTGCTGACCAGAACACCGTTATTAACTCCAACGTGGCTTTGTTCGATTCCCAGTATCTGAACGCCATCAGCACGTTCGCGCAGATTATGGCCCAGGGCACCGCTACTGTTCCTAAGCACCTGCAGGGCAATCAGGCCGACTGCATGGCTGTAGCGATGCAAGCGGCACAGTGGCAGATGAATCCCTTTGCCGTAGCGCAGAAGACGCACCTGATTAACGGTGTGCTCGGGTATGAAGCGCAGCTGGTTAATGCCGTCATTTCACGCAGCGGCGTGCTGGCCAGCCGCTTTGAATATGAATGGTATGGGCCATGGGAAAAGGTCGTTGGAAAATTCCATATCCGCAAAGGCGACAAAGGCGAGTACCGCGTTCCGGGCTGGACCCTGGCTGACGAGGCTGGGATCGGCATCATTATCCGCGCAACGCTTAAAGGTGAAGATCAGCCGAGAGAACTCGATTTGCTGCTGGCTCAGGCCCGAACCCGAAACTCTACCCTTTGGGCTGATGACCCTCGCCAGCAACTGGCGTATCTGGCTGTCAAACGCTGGACGAGACTATTCTGCCCGGATGTGATTCTGGGCGTTTATACCCCGGATGAGCTCGATGATCGACGTGAAGAACGAGAGGTAAATCCCGCACCGGCGCAGCACGTTAGCCTTGCAGACATTTCAGGTGACAACGTCACTACGACTCAAACGGCTCAGGAATCAACTCAAAATATTGATGCACTTGCTGATGATTTCCGTGACCGCATCGAGGCGGCTCAGGATGTTGATAGCGCTAAAGCTCTGCGCGCAGATATTGAAACCGTGAAAGCAACACTGGGTTCTGCCCTGTTCACTGAGCTGAAGAACAAAGCTGTGAAGCGTTATTACCTGGTGGAAGCACGTAACAAGGTTGAGGCCGCTATTAATTCCCTGCCACAGCCTGACGAGCCTAATGCCGCCGAACGGTTCGCGGAAGCCGAGCGCGTGCTGGCATCTTCAAAGCGTCACCTGGGCGACGAGCTGCACTATCAGTTCAGCATCACCCTGGCGGATATGAAACCGGAATACGTGGACTAGCGAGATCGGGAGGGGAAACCCTCCCTCAAGGAGAAGAAATGCGACTGATTAATCGAGGCAGTAAGCAATCCCCTTTGGCTCGCCAGGCATGTGAAATCGCACTCGCAGCCCACCAGCAAAGATACGGCGACTATGGGCGCAGCAAGATGAAAGAGACCTATACGGTGAGAGTGGAAGGCGTGAAGGTCTGGGTTGAAGTGGTCAACTGCAAGGCAAGCTACGTGGCCACCGCAATGACCGGCATGCGCCGACTGCGTTCCCTGCCCGGCCAGGCAAACTGAAACTGAAATATCAACGACTAAAGACCGGCATATCTATACTCATGCCGGTTACCTGAGGTGAACCATGTCGCAGATAATTTACGATTCAGAATGGGGCGTTGCTTCAAAACTAAAAGAGAAGACAGGCCTTACAGATCGTCAGATTAAAAGCTATCGCCAAACCTCCTGGGTAGAAGGTGTTCATTTTAAGAGAATCCCATTGGATGGAAGCAGCTCCGAAGAGCGAGGGCTTGTCTGGTACAACATCCCAAACATTAACAGGTTTGTGAAGGAGGCATAATGGCTGCAATGCCAACGGGTGTTGAGATCCACAACAATAAGATACGAATAAGTTTCAAGTTTCAGGGCGTTAGATGCCGAGAAACATTGAAAGGATGGATCGTAAATGCTTCGAATCTCAAAAAAGCCGGGAATCTAAGGGCCAAAATTGTAAGCGAGATTCAGCTGGGCACTTTTGATTACCGGGACGTGTTCCCGGAGTCAAAGGTGGCAGCAAAGTTTTATACATCTAAAAACATTACGACGTTCTCCGAACTTGCATCAACCTGGTATGAAAACCATAAAATCGATCTCTCCCCCAATGCCACAAGAAGCTATGGGATAGCTGTAAGAACGTTAACAAAACTAATTGGCCCTGAAACGCTGGTTGCATCCATCACCAACAGCGACATTCTGGGCTGGAGAAAGGAATTACTGACTGGCGAGACTAACTATGCTCCCGAAAAGAGGAGAAATAAAACAGGACGCGCCGTTAGAACGGTAGATTATTATCTGGCTATCCTGCGACAAATCCTCGACTATGCGGTTAAAAATAAAGTCATTTCATATCAACCATATGTCGGGATAAAAAGGCTTCGCAAAGGGCAAACAAAACCCGATCCACTGCTGAGACATGAATTTGAGCAGTTGAAAGAGACTGCTCCGGCTCAGCAGAAAAACATGTGGCAATTTTTCGCTTATACCGGCGTTCGGCCCGGGGAGCTTTGCGCTCTTGCCTGGGAGGATATCGATCTTAATTCCGGCGAAGCTACGATTGCACGCAATCTAACTCAGGAAGGTTTGTTTGGACCACCCAAAACCGAAGCTGGATACCGGACGATAAAGTTACTGGAGCCGGCTCTGGAGGCTTTGCGAGCTCAAAAGGAGCTAACGGGAAGTGCCCCTAAGGTACCAATCACTTTTCACCACCGGGAGTTCGGTAAAACGGAAACGCAAAAGCTGCACTTTGTGTTTATGCCTCGACCTCAGAAAGGCAAGCAAGCTGCGTACTATTCAGTCAGCTCAATTGTGTCATTATGGGATATTACGGTAAGACGATCGGGAATTCGCCGCAGACGCCCCTATCAGCTGCGTCATACATATGCGTGCTGGATGTTGTCGGCAGGTGCTAATCCTGCTTTTATAGCGAATCAGATGGGTCATGAGAATGCAGAGATGGTCTTCCATGTATACTCTGCGTGGATAAATGCTCTCGATAGCGATCAGGTATCATTTTTGAATCAGCGCTTTGGCGGATATGCAAATGCCCCTATAGTGCCCCTGAAGGTAAAAACAAAGTAGTTAATTACTTGATTTCCCGGTGATATTTAATGAAAAAGCTGTTTGTGCAGTTTTATCTTTTGCTGTTTGTCTGCTTCCTGGTCATGACCATGCTGGTCGGGCTGGTCTATAAATTCACCGCCGAACGTGCGGGCAGGCTGGGCGCAGCAAGATGAAAGAGACCTATACGGTGAGAGTGGAAGGCGTGAAGGTCTGGGTTGAAGTGGTCAACTGCAAGGCAAGCTACGTGGCCACAGCAATGACCGGCATGCGCCGACTGCGTTCCCTGCCCGGCCAGGCAAACTGAAACTGAAATATCAACGACTACAGACCGGCATATCTATACTCATGCCGGTTACCTGAGGTGAACCATGTCGCAGGTAATTTTTAACGAAGAATGGGTTGTTGGCGCAAGACTCACAGAAAAAACAGGCCTGACCGAACGACAGATTGAGAAGTATCGTCAGGGCTGTTGGGTGGAAGGTGTCCATTTT